CGTCAGCAGGCCGATGAAGTAGAACATTACCTTGCTCTGCATGATGCGTCTGATGGACGGAACGCGGTCAACGAACAGGCCGAACAGGATACAGGCCAGCGAGTTGAACACAGCCCAGATGATAGCCGGTACTGCGCCGTAGTTCAGTGCAATGGTGCGAAAGTTCATCAAAGAGCCGACACTCGCCCACGATGCCACGATGGAGCAGGCATAGAACAGGGTCGGTCTTTCCCGGAATTTATTTCTGATTTTCTGATACATGAGGTATTTCTCCTTTGCTTATCTCCGAAGCATGGCGTAAAGGAGAAACGCCGGACGGTCTGCAAACATCGACCTCCTTGCATAAAAATTGGCGGCCACCGTTTGACGGGTGGTCGCCTTGGTTCTTGATTGAATTTTACGAGTATAACAATATCATCATTTACTGCGCATTGCAACAAACCACTTAAAACTACAAAGAACCATCTTCGGGTTGGGCGCCTAAGTAACGGTAGCACACCATGCGAACCCCGGCTTCAGTATTCCGCCCGCCGATGACTTGTGCAACTTCGGCCCATGTCAGGCAGCCGATGAACCTCATGCGGAATATCTGCCGCGTCTGGTCGTTTTCAATGGTCGATATCCACGCCGAGATTTTTCCTTCCTGCTGGGCGATCTGCTCTTTCAGATAGGAAACGCGCTCCTCCATGTCCACAATAGCGATGGCAAGTGCGCCGACCTTATCGCTCACGTCGGGGGCGCGGGGCATACCATCCAGCGGGTGGGCCGATGGGGTAGCAGCCATGCGCAGGTTGTACAGTACATCCTCGCCCTTTTCCAGCTGTGTCCGCAGCTGGTAGTGTTCGCTCAATTCCTGCAAAGTCATGGTTTCCTCCCAAATCATGTTTTCTTGGCTGTGAAGCTAAGCTGCTCGGTCTGTTCTGCAGGCGGCTTTTTGACCTCGCGCACCTTGTAGGCCCGGACACTGCCGAACCGCTCCAACAGGTTGCATATAGCCTCCTTGGCGCCCAGCGCTTCTTGATCTCCGCCGTCCACCAGCACGGTCACGACAAGCATTGCGCACCCTCGGCGGCATCTTGCAATTCACTGACCGCTTGGCAGATGGCGACCATGCACTTCGGGCAGACATCCACGGTTTCGCGGCCCTCGTACAAGGCGTTATTCCTGTCCATAATGACGGCCGGCAGGATCTGCGGGTGCTGTACCGCGCAGCCACAAATATCACATTTATAGAATACCATCTATTTCACCTCCCGTACCAGTGCAAACCGCTTTTTCTGCCAAGTTGGCAGGGTCGATGGTTGGCTGCTCATCAATGCTTTCAAGCACATCGTTCGTATCGTATATCTTTTCGTTCAGACCGTTATAGAGCCAATACTCGCGTAATTCATCTGCATCAATCAGTCGCATTGGTATGCCTCTCTTTCTCAAAATAGAATTTGATCGCTTTCGGATTTTCTAGCACATTGCCGTAAACGATGCCGACCTTGTAAATGTAGTTCTCTTGCAGTTTTCGCGGAATCTCCGCAATATACCGTCTGAATGTTTCAAGGTCGTGGGCGCGCTTGTAGTGATTGCACATGCGGCAGGACGGCATAAGGTTTTCAATGTCGTCCGTGCCGGAATCCTCTGGGTTCCACGCCCTCTGCGGCTTGAAGTGATCTACCTGCATATCATTGTAGGCAATGTGGCGGCCACAGTAAGCGCAATGACCGTCAAATTTCTTGTACACCGCAATGCGGGTCTTTTTACTGATTGCCATTTATTCATCCTCGATGTATTTATAGTCGTGAAAAGTTCCGTCAGGTTCAACGAAAAATTCTTCTTCTTCCCATCGTGCATCACAGGTTTTATAATTTTCGCAAGAAGCAAGGCTCACATCCACGGCCCCATCATCGCCGCGCTTATACCGTTTGCTAATTTTGCCATCCTTGCGCATTGTATAATCAAGTGAGTACTGGTACAGATTGCTTACAACAATGCGTCCGCCGCAGAGCGGACAGCATTTTATAACTGTTCCAATGTTCATTCTATGCCCTCCGTATCCGCTGGGGATTGTGTGACAGGCTCTTTCTGCTGCCAGTAACAGCAGCCGTCATCGCCGTCCGTGAAATCGGCGCAATAGGGGCTTGCACCGCAGAAGCACACGCCGTTGAAATCTTCCCAATACAGGCAGGTTTCACAGCGCAGGGGTTCGGCAGGGGGCTTGTTCTTTCCAGTTTCCATCTTTACACATTTCCACCTTTCCAGTTTTCAATGCTTTCAATGTGCAGAATTTGCAGGATGTAGTAGTCTTTATATGGCTCTGCGCCCCATTCCTGCACCCCTTTGCCCAAAGTCAGATGCACCCGCAAGGTTGCTGTTGGCGATTTCGAGTTATACCCGGCGCGGATTTTGACCTCGAAAATTTCCTTGAATTGTTTGTAGTCAAGCGTTCTGGCCGAGTCGATTCGCTTACGCCAATACTCTGTGACCTCGCGGTACTCCTCACGCTTTTCGCCCCGGCAGATCATGTCGAACCACTTTCTTTTGATGGGGAGTGTCAGCATCACATTCACCTCACTGGCTGAAGCCTTTGTATTTTTTCGTGCGGTTTTTGACTTCGTTCGTCCGGGAATCGGGCATCGGGTCAAGGTAACAGTGCTTTTTTGCCCGTACCTTGATAATCTTCAGCGTCAGCTGATAGGCTTTCCAGCGGCGGCAGCTGCGCCGGCAGCCGATGCATCGCTCCGGGCAGTCACGGCAGGGCGCATTCATTTTGGGATGATGATGGCCGTGGTGGTGGCAATTTCGCCAGCCTCACCCATCACCAGCATGGCGCAGCGGCGGCAATGCTGCACATACCACGCGCAGCTTGATTCAAGGCAATGCTGCTTCAGCAGCGGACAAACTTTAGGGCTTTTATCCTCGTTCATATATCATCGCTCCTCCAACTGCCGATTCTCGGCAGATTTTTTTCTTCTTTGCCATCCAGTATCGTGAAATTCACCAACCGACACCGCACACCTTGGTTGCTGGGTGAAGCATAGGCATTCAGATACAGAACCAAGTCGCAGGGGCTATTCATCATCCGCTCTGCCTGACGGCGATTATAGCGGCAGTTGTTCTCAGTGCTGCGGATTGCCAGTTGAATTCTGCCGTCCGGCAAAGTCTGGATGGGTATGTACGCCGACCTGCGCGGGTCAAAGTACCGCATCCGCTGCATCTGCTCGTACTCTTTCTGAATCATCTTCTCAAACTGCGGGGCAACTTTCGCACCAATCAGAACGCGGGTCTTATTGACAATGTGGTTATTCATCGGAAGAGCGGCGGCAAATAGGACACGGGTATTTCTTAGCGTGACTTGTTGCATTTGTAATCCCTCACCATCTGGATGACATCATCAGCGGTCTGCCAGCCTTTTACCTTGCCGTTATCGCGTTTGCCGTCCACGATGACACCCATGACCTCCAGCAGACCGCGCTTTCCACCGTAGTGGAATGGGCTGCAAGCAGCATCCCACGCCTTGCGCCCGTTTTCATAGACGGTAATCTGGCGGCCTGTGGTAAAGCATATCTGGCGGTCTTCAAATTCAATGCCCATCTCGGTCAGCTTGGCGGCCAGTTTGTCCATTTCGGTAGCCAGCGCCGGGGCATCTTTCGGCTGGCTCATGCCGGGAATATTGCAAAGCATCTGCCATTCCTCCTATTCACCGTGGCGGTGTTCCATTCCAATAGGGCTGTCATCCTCGGTGTGCTTTTCGCGCTCGATTTGCTCACCCTCACGGAATCCCATCTGATAGCCAAGCCCCACGCACAACAGACAGGCAGCCGTCTGGATCAGTGCGGTCACTGCAATCGGTAAAGTCATTTCTGCACCTCCTAAAAAAGTGCGGATTGTGGCTGAATGATTAAAACTGGTTGTAATTTGGTTCTAAGTTTATTCCAAGTTTGACGCAAGTTTTTCAAAAAGCTATCGTATAACCGTTCAAAAAACTATCGCGGTCAGTTCCAAATTTCAGCGAGTTTTACACATGTTGTACGCAAATTCAGCGCAATCCGCTTAAATTTCAGCGTAAATTAAGCGTTTCAGCAAAAATCACTTCGGATTCCGCGTTTTGCGCAGTCCTGCGGCGCCGGGGCAACTTGCCCAGTGCGGAATACGCCCCAGCTTGCCGCCGTCTGCAGCAGGCGCTAAGACGCGCCCACGCACAGTCTGGCCGTCCTTGGTGATAATGGTGTCCGGGCCGTCCGCGTCTGGCTCGTAGGCCCGCACCATCGCGTCACATGGCATCTTTTTCCCGGCCACGGTGGTAATAAACACAATCGGCTTTCCACAAGCCTTGCAGTTAAAAACCATCATTTCACATCACCTCGCAAAAGGTCAGCCGCCTTGTTGATGACGGCGCATCCGTGGACAGAACAGTCATGCTCCATCCCGCAGCCGAGGCAAGCCTCCGGGCGGCGCTCCACGGCCAGAATATCCAGTTGCCGAACCAGTTCTTTGCTGGGCCGTTCCAGCGGCTTGCAGCAGCTGTTGATGTTATCGAAACCGAGGTCATTGATTTTCGGGGTCATTTTTTGCCTCCTTACTTGCCAGCCTTATAGCCCAACGCATCCGTTTCCGTGCGATGGTTCTGCTGTATTCCGTCCAGTCGATGTAGCCGTCCGGGAGAATGTCGATGCACAATTCCACATCCGCCGCTTCTTCCTGCAAGCTGGCCTTGCATTCCTCAAGGCTTTTGGGAGTTGGATTTTCGCCGCGAATTTTGCGGGCCAACTTCAGCGCGGACTGAGCCAACTCGGTACATTCTTCAGCAAGCTGTTCCAGAACGGCAGCTTCACCAATTTTGTTCAGAATCTCATTGCTCATGACTTTTCTCCTATCTGCGGCCACGCCGCTTGTCAATTTCATCCGCCAGCCGGTGCAGCAGGGCCACGGCCAGTGCCACAATGCCGCCAGCAAAGGCCGCAGCACCCGCCACGATGCAGAGAACCGCAAAGGTAAGTGCCATCTTCAAGAAGGCGGTCAGAATTTCAAGAATCACCGATACCCACCTCCAAAAAAGTCTTGCTGCACTTTCAGCGCTGCCTGCTGGCGGGCGGCATCTGAGAGAACATTGGTAGCAAGCGCGTTGACG